TACCCAAGTACCTTAAGAACCTGCTGAATAAGTTCGGCTACGATCCCGAGGCTGACACCGACCGTCAGTCGCTGCAGCAGGAGATCGAGACCCCGACCGCCCCGCCTGAGCCCACCGCAACCCAGGATGTTCCACGTGAAACACCTGTCGAACCCGCTCCCGTCCCAGTGGCGGAGCAACCCCAAGCACCTGCTGAGCTACCCAGTGCGCCGCCTGTCGCGCCTGTTGTCACGCCTCCCGCCCCGTTCAAGAAAAGCCGTGCTCGAAAGACGGTGGATCCTGTTATCCAAGCAGCCCGTGACTTCTATGACGAGAACCGTCCTGAAGGTGCCCCTGCTTATGTAGATCTGCACCCTAAAGCGAAGGAAACATTCGACGCTTTCGCCGATCCAGAGACCCCTGGATATAAGGGGCTATCGCAGATCGACGTTGACGAGATTGCCAAAGATCATAACGAATACACTGGGCAAGACCCCGACGCTAACAGCTACTTTGCTGGTCCCATGGGGGAGTCTGACCCGGCGTTGCTTGAAGCGGCGCAGACCGGGGATGTGAACGCCCTGCTGGACACTATCGCTGCCAATAGCCCCAACGAACGTAACCGTACCATTGCGGCACGGCTCAAAGCCATTGGCATGAAAGCCAAGGTGATGCTGGGGGATGTGATTGGCCCCGGTAAGTTCATGTGGAACGACAAGAAAAAGGTGTTCCAGCTTACCCACTACACCAAGAACAAGACGGTTGGCTTGCCTAGCAATCCGTTTACCACCATCACTGATCGTGATGAGATGAAGATGCGTGGTGGACTGGGCGATCAATACTATGATGCTGGATTCTACACATCGTTCGGTACGGTATCCAACAAAGGTAGATTCAAGACTGGACTATCAGGCGATGACTATGGGACCGCTGCTACCAGAGCTAGAAGGTACCGGAGCACCGCAGGCGCTCCTACCCCGTTCAGCACAAAAGAACTGTTGGACAGTCTACCAGACGTTAGCACGGAGTTTGATGCACTAGCCTTACGGTCGTTTCTAGACCCAATGATCGATGAAAATATATCGTTTGGCCCTACAAAGCAACTCAGAAGCGCACTGAGTAATGTTAGAGGGGGACTGCGTAACGACGCTATGGCCATAAGAGATGAAACTGGAGAGCGTACTAGCGACGAGTACGTAGCGTTACTCGACAAGATGAAGCTATTTGACGACGCTTCGAGGGAGACTCATAGGCTGTATCAGAATGTTGTGCAGCTAAACATGGACGCAGGAGCAGTAATAGATATACCGGCTTTGGGGCAAGGCACTCTTAGGCGGTCGGTGCGCGACCTACTTGCTCAAAAAGATGAGTTAGACAACAGCTTGGAACTGGCTGTTTCTTCGCTAGACGCAGCTATATTTGGAGTTGAGCTAGATAAAATATACGAAGCTATGCAGAGTATCAACAGCGTGATACAAGGCATCGCTGATATGGCGACGAAGAAAACGAAAACGGACATGGCGAAAGAGCGCTTGCGTTCGAGGATACGTGGAGCGTATAGCAAAGAGTTCGACGAAGAGTCGTATAACAAACTGCTTTTAGAGTTCAAGGCTGATCCTAGCAGCCTGCTGGTCTGGGACAACCCGGTTGAACGCGCCCCGCAGTTCAGGGATGCGGTCGTCTATAAGATGAACCAAGCATACAAGGTGACGAAGGCGTTTGAGGATCTTGGTGTTATTAAGACCTATGACAACTACGGGCACTTCACGTTTACACCAGAAGCTAATCGCATTATCAGCGCACAAGGTAGTATCCGTAGCGCACTAGAAAATTCGTCGCAGTCATCCGGAGTTCTCTACCATGTATTAGCGGTTACGCTAGCTAACGGTGGGACTCGCGGTATGGACGCTAATATTGACGCGCTGCGAGCTTGGTACGACCCTAAAGGATCTGAAGACGCCAAAGCACTAGCGTCCAAAGCATTGTGGCAGAAGGGCGTGCTTGGCGGTACTCACTTCGACTCGCATCTTGGCAATCGCGCTGTTGTAATCTATAACCCCGGCGCTGACGCAACTGTACGCAAGCGTACGATCAAGAGTGTGGAGGAAGAGGCCTACGCTAACAAGGCAGTCGGGCTGTACACCGCATACGGCAACAAGTACGATAGCGAGAAGGTAGGCGCGTACAACCCGGACTTGGACCAGATCACGCTGGATCCCGAACATGTCACCGAACATCTGGTGCTGCATGAGGGTACGCACGCGGCTACGGAACGGGTCATTCGGATCGTCAAAGGTACGGCTAAGGGCACCGTCACACAGGACCAGATCAAAGCGGTCAATGAACTGGAGCAGATGTATACCTACGTCAAAGGTATGCTCGGCAAGAAGGCGGATGACTATGCGCTCACCGACCTGAGCGAGTTTGTCTCGGAGACGTGGTCGAACGAGGCGTTCGTCACCAAGCTGAAGGCCATCCCGTCACCCGGCCCCAGCTTCCGGTCGCTGTGGGATCGGCTCGTGTACTTGGTGCAACGCATCCTGGGTATCCCGCAAGGCCCCAGCAAGAACAGCGTGCTCAAGCAGACCGATGCCGCCATCGAGCGCATCCTGGGTACCCCGGACTTCGCGGCTGACACTCCGAGTGGGAATGTGTACGCCGAAGCACCTGAGCGCGCCGCTGTCGAGGGTCCGGCCAAAGCACCGCTGACCGAAGAGGAACTGATCAAGCGGGAAACACCCAGCCCGGAGTCCGGGTTGCGGAAGATGTCAGCTAACTTCCTAGATACGATCCTGGGCAATACCGTTAAGCTCAAAAAACGAGACGGTACGGTCGTTGAAACCAAGCTGCCATCCGCTTTCGAGACCGGTGTAGCCGACAGCAAGGCCCGCCTGCGGGCCAAGTTCGATGCGCTGGGCAACCCCATCATCGGTGAATCGGGCAAGCTGAGCGGCATCGCACTGGCTGACTACGCGGACTCGACCATCCCCACCCTGGCCCAAGGCGTGCTGGAGTACGGCCCGCTGAAGTTCAATGAGGTCGGGCGTCCCATCGTGGACACGGACAACCCCGGGCCGAACTACATTCAGGTCATGGACAGTCTGTCGGCTGCGGCCAAAGCAGCGGATATGCCCATCACCCGTGCGGTCGGGATGCTCAATGCTGCCCTGAAAGGCAAGCGCGCTGCAGCCGTCATGTCTAACGACATCGAGGCCAATGCCCGGGTGCGCAACCTCGGTATCCCTGCCGAAGAGCAGGCACTGGGCGACAAGATCTGGAACGAGAACCCCTGGATTGCTGAGACCTACAACATCATGCGCGCCCACCTGAACGGGCAGATTGATGCGATGGTCGAAGCCGGGAAGATCCCACAGGTCAAGGCGCAGGAGTGGAAGGACGCTACCTACTACGTACCGTTCCTTCGGGTGTTCAACGAGTCCATGCTGGATGATGCCAATAGCTCGGTGGCTGGACTGAACTCCCCGATGAACGTGGTCCGGACCCTGATTGGCGGAAAGGAACCCCTCAAGGACGTGCTGACTGGGATGATGGACCAGTCTATGTTCATGACTGCAGCGGCTATCAAGTCGAACGCCGCCCGCGCCATCGGCAAGCAAGCCTATTCGCTGGGCCTAGCTGCATGGGTCAAGAAGCCGCACATCAGCGGTGAGGGCAGCAAGAACTACGATGTGAAGTTCTACGAGGAAGATGGTAGTGAGCGGGGGGTCCGGTTTTTCGACCGGGAAGATGCGCTGGCTATCGGCAGCACGACCCAGGAACTCGGCCCGCTGATGACCCTGTTCCAGAAGACCTCCGCCCTGCTGCGGGCGGGCATCGTGCGCATGCCTGACTTCGCTGTGCGCGACTTGGCGCGGAACTCTTCGCAGGCGTACTACTTCTCGGGCGACCAGTCCGGCATCGTCAAGACCATGATGCGGGTGTACGGCAATGCGGCCAAGAATTGGGGCCAGCATGCCAAGCAACTGGCGGGCGGGCAGGGTAATTATAGCGATGTCAACAAGGCATTGAAATCCGCTGGTCTGGCAGGGGGATACAACTACATCGGTGATATGCACGAGATGGACAGCGTGCGTTCCCGGTTTGGATTACTGGCGGGTACCAGTACCAAGCTGTTCCGTAAGATGATGGACGCGGTCTACATCGACACGGATATGGCCAATAAAGAAAACTTGGTCAAGCAGCTTGAAGCGCAGGGCGCTAGCCGGGAAGAAGCCATGTACCGTGCGTACGGTATGGCCCCGTTTAGCCAGCGTGGCCGCTGGCCCATTGTGCGTACCATTGCATCGATGGCCCCGTTTATCCAGGCCAACATCAAAGGCTTGCACGTACTCAGTCTCATGATCCGGGGCAACGCCAGCACCATCCCGGTTGAGCAACGTCAAGCGGTGAAGCAGATGTTCTGGCGGCGTGGAGCGTATACAGCTTTGCTGATCGGCGTGTACGCCATGCTGATGGATGATGACGAGATCTACAACGCCGAGTCCCCGTCCAGTCGGGACATGAACTTGATCATCCCGATCAGTGAGCACGAAGGTCTGCGCATGCCGATTGCGCCGGAAGCCGCGCTGCTGTTCAAGATCCCGGTCGAGCGCATGGTGCGGTGGATGATGGGCAAGGACGACGCGTGGCGGGGGATTGGCGGCTCGCTGATGGACAACTACAACCCGCTGTGGGGCATCATGCCCGGTGAAGGCGGGCCGCAGTTGATCAAGCCGTGGGTGGAACTGGCCGCTGGGAAGAGCTTGCACAGTGGAGCGCCCATTGTGCCGATGCGCCTGCAAGGGCTCGATCCGAAAGAGCAGTACACCGCTGACACCACCGAAGTGGCGAAGATGATTGGCTCGCTGTTCAGCCACGTGCCCGGTGCCCCCGAGTGGACCCAGTCCCCCGTCAAGGTGGAACACATGGTCCGTGGCGTGCTGGGCAATGCGGCGATGTTCGGCCTGCAGATGTCATCGGCGATGGTCGATGCGGTCTGGGGCGGCGACAACCAAGCCCCCTCACGTCCGGCCACCCGCATGGCGGGTCTGTCCAGCATGTTTGCCAGTGACGTGAAGGGCAACCAGCAGGCGATCTTCTACGAACTGAAGCAGCAGGCAGACCGTGCCGCCAAGACGTGGAAGGATCTGCAGACTAAGGATAAGGACGCAGCGAGCGAGTACTTCGACGAGCATAAGGCAATCATCGAAGGCAAGAAACTACTCGACGGTATCAACGGAGAGATCGTCAAGCTGCGCAAAGAACAGCGCAAGATGCTGGCTGACCCCGAGATCGGCGCAGACGAGAAGTCCAACCTGCGCGACGAGTTCACCCGTGCGATCAATACCCGCGCCTCGGAGGCAAGGATTCTCGTGCGGACGCTGGAATAACGATGACCCTAACCCCGTAGCCTTTCGGGGTTAGGCATGCTGTGGCTATCAACTCGATAGTAGACTTCTCTTCCCTGTAGATGATGTACTCATCCAGGGCCATAGCAAGATCGTTGTAGTGGATGGTAGGGATGAAGAAGGTCACCCCCGGGTCCATCGCATCCGGGTTGAACTCATAGGTGTAACCGTTACAGACCATCCGGATTTTGCGCCCGTCGGGTTCCAGGCGCATCGTCTCCGGTTCGTCGGACTCATCCCTGCGCGGGCGGCGGCGTGTCATGTGGCTTGTTGTGCTTCTCTAGCGCAGCCAACGCGGTCTCGTAGATCGCATCCGTATCGATGGGGTAGTGCCCCCGGCATAGAGCGACGATCTGTACAAGAGCTTTTTGATAGTCCAGCATCATCGGCGTAGTTCTCTCCACGATACCTACGTAGACAGAAAGCATACTACTAGCGAGCGCTTCATCCTTGGGTATTGCTGCGGTCATCTTTAGTCTCCTCGTTGTAAACAGACTTGCGATCCATCGGGTCTCTGATCAGTGCAGTACACGCACTCTGCACGCTGAATGCAGCAGACAACCTACCCTGCAGCTTCAGCCATTCGATACGTTTCCCGAACTTATATTTCAATCGCCGTCGTTCGTCGGCTCTGATAGCCATCTCTACTTCGTATGGCACGTTATGCCAAGATGACACATTGATATCAGACATCGGGCGTCTCAGGAGAAATGGAAGTTGCTTCGGTGATGACGCTTCGGATTTCGGCGAACTTGGAGATGTCGACTTTGAGCACCGCAGAAGCAGGGGCGTAGATGGATGCACCTTCGCCGAGTGAGATGAAGCTGGACTGAATTGCGATGCTGGATTGTAGTTCTCTAACATGTTCGTTGAACCCGAGGTGCATCCCAGCCAAGTACTTCTTGTACTTGTTGGAATCAATGTACATGGTTTGCGTTTCTTCTTCAACCCTGATCGACAGCGAGGTCCCGTTGGGCCGCAGCACCACCCGAGGCACCAGTCCGGGCATCGAGCCAACCGCGCCCAGGACCAGCATTTCCCGCAGGTGCTCATTGACGAAGCGGGTGAAGATCTCCACCGAGTTGTGCGCCACCGCTTTGCGCTGCTCACGCATGCGAGTGACCATCCCGTTTGCCCCCAGAAACGCATGCTCTACCGCCTTCTCCGACAGGTCCAGCATACCCGCTGCCTTGACCAGCCGAGTTGCGACCATGGCCATGGCCATCGTCTTCAACCAGTACCGCTCGCTGACAGCAAAGTAACCACGGGACGACAGAACCTCTATCTCTGTGTAGATCAGTTCCTTGATTGCTTCCTGATTGCTGACCACAAGGGGCAACCAGTCGGCGGCGAAGTGTCCGTACGAAGAGTTCAGGGAATCCAGCAGGGCCGAGGTGTGGGTCCACGTGTCCTTGTTCACGATGGGCGGCATCTGGAACTCCAGAATCCGTGCCATCTCCCCGTCCGGCATGGCCTTGTGGGCGCGCAGGACATTCGGCAATGATTGGTTGGACGTGCTGACCAGCGGGGCTTTCCAGCGCGAGGGATTGGAGCGCTCGATGTTGGCTGACGAAGCCAGCCGGTTCTTGGGTCGTCCGGTGAAGATCAGGTACGACTGATCCGAGATAGCCGCCCCCTCCATGTTGGTGACCTCATCCAACGGCATGATGATATGGCTAAGCATACCCATACGATGGGTCCGCGCCGCCAGCGTATCATCCTTGGACAGCATGAAGCCTTCACTAATCGACGGGTTACCGTACAACGAGTTGCAGAACTTCAGCAGCGAGGTCTTACCCCGGCCGGAGTCGGACGAGAAGATGTTGATCCAGATCCCCTCGACATCCGCTAGGTGGTAGAAAGGTGAAGCCAAGGCGATAGCGATCACCCCGTGCAGTGCCCGCATATCCGGGTGTTCATACAGCATCTTCACTCGATTCCAGTCGGCGCGGTCGCCTGCTGGGCGTAGCATCATCTTTAGCTGCGTAGCACCCGAGGAGATTTCAGCGTGAGCGGACGATCCATCAGGACGGTACACCCGGTCACCCAGCACGAACGACTGGGGCTTGTTCTCGCCATCATCCGCATGCCAGCCGAAGCGCTCATAGATCGACCCCGCTTGGCGGGACTCCTGAAGTAGCTTGATGGATTGTTGCAGGTAGTTCTTCACGAGCTTCAGCCTTTCATCCTCTACCACCAAGTGATTGTCAGCCAACGCGTCCCGTAGCTTATCGGATGCTGCGACAGCACTGTTTGGAATAGTGAAAACCCGTGGCTTTTCGTTTGGACCTCGGGAGCAAAGACTAACAGATAGGGTGCGTTGATCCCCCACCGACACGTGGTTGACGAGGTAGACAGGGTGGGCAAAGATTTCCACGTCGGATACAACCATCTTTGTTGCGCCATTGCTATCCTTTACCGGCGTCAGGACTTCTTTGTAGACCCCGCCTGATTGAGCGAACTTGTATCCCCTTGGCAGCTTGACTGATGATGGGTGCCATACGTCGGGCCGGTGGGTTCCATTTGCGTGGACCACTGGTTGGCTGCTCGGTTCATGGCTAGCAGTGCTGATAACCGGGGGGAGAGGAGTCGCAGCAGTAATCGCTTCAACATGAATGCCTATCGAGAGGGGGGTCTTGACTCGACCGAAGTTGACGCATCCAGCGCATGTCTTCGGCTTGACCTTGTTGAACCACGTGCAGGTACGGGGGCCGATGTCTTGGTCCCGTTTGGTCTGCAATGCTATAGCGAACTTCTTGGCAGTCTCAGCATGGGTGTAGTTCGGGTGCTCCATCGAAGTGAAATGGGCAACCGCTTCCCCGTCATCGCAGAACACCAGCACCGACATGAGCGCCTGCCAGATCTGCTCAGGCGTGTTGGCCTGATCCTCGTAGGCTTCCCGGAAGATGTCGCATCCGGTGCCCTCGATGGACTGCAGCAAGATCTTCTCAGCCGAGAACTTCTTGTCGTCATACAGCCTGGACGACAGGTCATCCAGTTCAGCCTTGGCATGCAGCGGTACCGAGAACCCACCCCCGAACAGGGTAGGTACGCTAGTGACTACTGGGACTTCCGCCTGAATAGACGCGACAAAGTCTTCGAGAGAGTGGACCGGACCCTCACGTACCACCTCGACTTCTCGGGCAGGGATGTATTTGCGGTTAAGAGACCCGGGGAGACGGAGAATGCTTGCCGCATCTGTTGTTCGTGAATGGTCAACATTGAAGACGTGGGACCAGGGCGGTAGGGGTTCTGCTGGTTCGTCATCGCCTGATGCTGTATCAACTGCTCCATCTTCTGCTTTATCTCTATGGATTGTAGCTGCAACGTCTGCAACTTTAGCTGGTATTCCTTTTGCGCCCTCTCCAACAAATAGTCGGAAAATCTCCGCTGTACTTCGCCATAGGTCAGCACTGATCGGCTCACTAAGAGCCCAGTAGAGGTGATACCCACCTCCAGAATCGACAATGTATGTCGGCTCGGCAACTCCTGACTCATTGACAAATCGTGAAATACTCTCAAGACATTGCTCTGGCGAGGGGTAGTCTTTGGCATCGATGTCGAGCCAAAAGGATTGTAGCCACCGAAGATTCCCTGCCCTACGGGTTGCCGACTCATATGATCCCAATCCAAAGTAGTAGTCTAGTCCGGTGTCGTCGCTGTCAAGTACGCTAGGGAGATGGTCAGTAACAAGGGTACCAACGGATTGGCTCCAGATATGCTTGACCCTAGCCGTGCTGTCAGCTTTCTCTATAGAAACTAAGCACGTGAACCCGTCGCCCGGTAGCAACGTACGCAGGAAGGTAGCGGTATTCATTAATTCGGCTCATATTCTTTCACATAGAAAGCGACCGAATCGCGGTTCCGCCCCGTAGGGACGCTCTTCCCGCCAAGCCACTTATAGACGGTGGCCCGGGACACGCCTAGTTGGCGTGACACACTGGTGACAGGGATTTTGTAAGACACGATGATAGTGGCTAACGACAGGACAAGCTCGTCCTGAATGTCAGCATCGTTAAGGATAGCGTTGAGCCCTCGATGCCCGAAGTTGTTAGTTCGCATTCTTAGCCCTATGAAAGAAGGGCGGGGTGTTTAAGCGCACCCCGCTACGCTATGCGCCGCTCGAAGTCGAAAGGTCCCCCGGCTCGCACTGGGTCCGTTTGCCGTACGGTTTCCATCCGGTCCACTTAGGGGTGTTCAGTCCCACGGGCAGTGGACGCCCGTCCGCTCAGGCAGTCTTTTTGAACTTGGCCAGGGCTTCGGCCAGCTTGCGTTGCTTGTCCGTCACCTCCACCGGGGCAGCCTGGGCAATGGGCTGCGGCTCAGGGACGGTCTCGGGCTCGGCTTGCTGGGTAGCCACGTACACGGGGGCCGGTGCGGGCGCAGGCGTGGCCTTGGGGGCGGCAACTGCCTTGGGGGCAGGCTCGGGTGCCTTGGCGTGGGCGGGGGGTGCCAGGGTCTCGAACGGCTCATCCTGCTCGGTCTGATCGAACGAGATGTCCAGCAGTTCCTCGCACTCACCAGCCGCACGGCGGGCATCGAGCAACTCCAGCACATCCTGATCAACGAACCCGGCGGGCTTGAACATCACCTTGGGGGTAGCCGATGACGTGTCGAAACGCATCTCGGTGATCAGCGCCGTCATGCGTACCTTGTTCTGTGCAACCATCTTGGCGTAGGCACGGAGCGGGTACTGACCATCCTGCGGGTCACCCAGCAGCGAGGTCGCGGGGAAGATCATCTGGTACAGGTCACCCGTCGGGTCATCCGGCAGGGCCACCGCCACCCGGTGCTGCATACGGCAGGCACGGCGATCCCCTTCGGCGCTACCCTTGATGTTCTGCGGGCAGGTATTACACGAGTCGGACTGCTTCTTGATGACCTCGGGCGCGGGGGTGTTGCCGTCCTTGGACCAGCAGGTGGCCGCTGCGTTCTGGCCTTCCACGTACTTCCCTGCATAGAAGGTGCGGTACGCCTTGGGCGCGGCATCGACGATCACCACCTGCATGAACCGGGCGTCGTTGATCCCCAGTTCCTGATTGCCTTGCTGCAGCCGCCAGACACCGCCACGGATGGAGATACGCTTGACACCAGCACCGGCCCCAGCCAGTGCACCTGAAATGGAGTCCTTCTCGCCCGACGTGGTCAGGGCATAGGCGGGCTTCTGGGCTTGGATGAGAAGAGCGAGTTCGTTAGACATGATATACCTGATTAAGTATTGGCTTTGGGTGCGCGTACGATGATCTCGTAGCTGCGGTCGATGTTCAGTCCCTCGGGCAGTTTGTCCGGGTGCTTTTCCAAGAACTCCTGAATGTTGTTCTGCGCGATACGTTTCTCCAATAGATCGGGAGCGTCGTTCTCTTTCATGAATTCGTAGAACGCATCCCAGTTGTTGGTCCAGACCGTAGTCTTAATCTTCCGGATGATCGTGCCGTTTGGTGTATTGATGCTATTGGCACCAGCATCAGCGACCATCTCCAGCATTGCGGACTTCACGATGTCCATCTGTTCTTTGATTTCAGCAACGCGGGCTTTCGCCTCGCGGTCGATGCGTTCTTTCTCTTCGCGCATCTCGATGTATACCCCGGCAAGATCGGCGGCGGTAGGGTTAGTGTCTGACATGGCTATCCTTAAGTAAGAGCCCAGTGTACTACTCATCGAAGAATGTGTCAACCCCCTCGTTGAGCACCTCATCGTACATGGCTAAGAGAGAAGATTGTACCGATTTACGGGTACGTAAACTTGTATAAGTCTTGGCTTCGGCAGGTGATGAAACGAAATGTATAATGTTTGTAGGCAGTCTTTGCGACTGCCGGTCGATACGTGCATTAGCCTGGTCGTAGGTTTCAAGGGAGGGGGTAGGACCCCACCATACAATAGTGTTGGCGGCTGTAAGGGTAAGGCCATGCGCGACCGCCTGGGGCTGCATAACCAAAACTCGTGGATTGGCGGTAGATTGGAACTCAGAGAAGATGCGAGACCGATTGCCTTCCGATACAGTGCCGTCCACCCTATCATGAGTTATTCCTTCCTTGGCTAGTACGTTAGAAACTACCTCGATGGTGTGACGGTATCCACAAAACACGATCACCTTACCGTCTGCATTACTGATGATATCCAGCAACTCTTGCGTTCGCTGCTTAACGTCGAATGTGAGGGTGGTACCGTCGTCGGTGTACACACTACCGGCCGATATCTGGAGTAGCTTGTTGAGCTTAACCCCCGCGTTGACGGCGGAAATTGTCCCGTGCGATGTCTCGGCCAGCATCTCTTTGCGGATACGTTCGTAGTACACACGCTGTTGGGACGACAACGGGATCTCCCTCGTCTGGTAGGTCATCGGCGGGAGGTCGAGGCAGTCTTCTTTCCGGTACCGGATCGCGGGCTGCAGGACCTCGAACACGCGGTCGTTGGCGTCGGACTTAGGAATATACCGGTACTGCGAGACCTTTGTCATCACCATGTCCCGCCACCGCCCGAAGAATTTCGGCACGCGGTCAGGACACACTAACTTAGCTAGCCCGTATGCATCCTCGGGCGACTGCGAAGCGGGCGTGCCGGTCATCAGCCACAGGCGTAGCTCGGGCCGTTCCTGCACGTACTTATACATGTGACGGAAGCGATTGGTTGTTACTCCTTTATATGCGTTCGCTTCGTCTATAATGATGAGCCCAAATCGTTTAAGTAAATGGGGCTTGAACCGCTCAAACGAATCGTAGTTAGTGATGACGAAGTTAGCATTGGACGTTACGGCGGCAATACGACGCGCTTTGCTACCATGAGCAACCACAGCGTGGCGATGAGGAGCGCAGGTAAATAGATCGCCAAGCCAGCTCGCACGCATAATGGAGAGCGGACATACCACCAAGACAGCTTCGATCTCGCCCTGTTCCATAAGGTAGTCCGCAGCCCAGATAGCTGAAGCAGTCTTTCCGACCCCGGGCGAAGAGAATACAAACCCCCGCTTCGTTCCAACAAGGAAGTCGGCCGTGTCAAGTTGATGGAGGAAAGGACTATAAACGGATCGGATGGAATAGTCTGATAGGAAGGGGGTCGGGACATCACAACCCAACAATCGTAGGCGGGATACGTTCTCGACTGACCATTCAAAAAGACCACAATTTTCGCGGTCTTCGAGCCATACGCCGTTACTAAGTGTAGCTCCATAAGCCTTAGCCCCCTCCCCTTCGATAAGGATTGCGCTGTCGTCGAACAGTCTTACGTTCGGTAGTACTGACATGAAGATACTTTGCAGTAGTTGCGGCAAGTAAAGTTAGGGGTAGCGTTCCACGTATCAGTGTCGTGCGCTACCTGCATCCGGTGTACATCCGGTAAGTGCTTGAGAAGTATGTCCGCTAGGTCGTCCCGTACGTAGGTTTTCGGGATCACGTCACCCGTTACGAGAAAGACAAAGGCGGTATGCAGAGACCGTATCTCTGGATAGCTAATGAAGACGGTAGCTGCAAAGAGATCAAGTTCGGATTGGTCAGCATAACGGGGATTGGCTCCCGTTTTCCAGTCCACCATAAATGCATCATGTGGTAGTACTCTGCTGTGTTCATCACCGAGTTCGCCAGGGTTACATCGTACAAGGTAATCAATCTTGCCCCTATACCAGACATCCTTGGCCCAGTAGTCGCAAGGCTCAAGGTCCAGTGTGATGCCGATCTTCTGCTCGGCGGTCTTGACACCCGGTAGATCAATCAGTTGATCGACCACCGGCTTGAACTGGCTGATGTTGTCGGGCAGGGGTTTGCCATCCATGATGTACTTCTCGATAGCATCATGCACGTAGTTCCCGTACCGCATGGCATCCGTCTCTTCGAACGGAATGTCCTTGGCTACCCTGCTATGGTAATACTTCTTGGGGCACTGTTTAAATTGAGAGAGCGATGAATAGCTCCACTTGATGGGATGCGTGTTGCGCCCGCTGACCTCAGCCATCTTGCCCCCTTACCTTTGTACATGATGTGGATAACGTGAAACATACTACCATACTCAATGACTCGTAACTCCATCACGCATCTCCATAGTTATCCGCGTATCCCGCTTCACAATTCACCGGCAGGCCCGGTGCCCAGGCGGGGGCGGTTCTCATCGTGCTGACCACGAAGTCCAAAGCCACGTCGGCCTCTTGCTCGGGGACCAGCAGTACAATCTCATCGTGTACTTGAAACAATACTTTGTACCTGCGGTTGATGGTCCGCATCTGCTCGGCGATGACACAACGTGCTAGATGCTGTATACAGTTCTCCAATAACTTGGCGCCGTATATATACTGGTACGACCGCTTACGCTCTGACCAATACACCATCTCATCATAGCCTGTCTCCGTGTTCTTACGCTGGTGCAGCTTGGGGTACTGCATGACCAAGCCTGTCGGCCCCATCAGTCCGTCTGGCACCATGCGGATGAGACCGTAGTTGTCCACCGGCATGAACTGCCCGCGCATCAGAGCCTGAAGTACCGTCCCCAGATGTCTCCACATTTCGGGAATTCGTGGATATGCATTCCGATAGAGGTCAACGAGACGCTGAGACTCTTCTGTGGTAACCACCACCCCACCTTGTTGCTTGAGTGTACCCTGTAGTTTGTCGCGCCCGGTACCGTAACCAAGCCCAAGGATGCAGGTCTTGCCGGTGAACCTTTCATTCTTATCCGCCTTCGTTATGGGTCTATTGTACGCCATAGTAGCGAACTCACAATAGGGGTCCCTACCGCTGGCGAAGATGTCTACTAGATCCTGCTGTCCACAAAAGTATGGAGTGAGCCGAGCTTCGATTTGGGAAGAGTCGGCAGATACGATGACAGATCCATCGGGAGCCCGTATCGAACGCTTAAGATCCCGTTTAGTCGCATCACGGGATGGTATGTTTTGAATGTTTTGGCCATCTGCACCGCTGTAACGGTGCGTCCCAGCCCCGGAATACTTGAGTGCAATAGGCAAAGTTCCACGATGGCTCACCTCTATGAAGGATTGTATCCTTGTTTCTTCTAACGTTGACTTGACCCCCAACCGTGCGGCCACAATGTCCCGCACCATCTCGTCAGGGTGTTCCAATAATGCAGTGAATGCAGCATCGGTCTTGGCGAAGGCCCAGGTTTCTTTCTTGGTAGTCGGACTGATCTTGCGTGGCACATCCACGCCGAACGCTTCGAGGATCGCCGCCAGCTTGGGGTTGGACATCAGCGACTTGCGGTCCACCACCGACGATTCCAGCAGGGCATTGCGCCTGTCCACCACCCGCTTGTAGTACGCAGTCAGCAGCGGCTCATCCAACTCCAGCACCGGCTCGGTGAACATGCGCATGGTCATGTCCACGATCTCCAGTTCTTCGGCCGGGAACGTCTCTAGCATCTTGTGTGCAAGCGCACGGCACAGCACCACATCGTTCATGCAGTACCCGGCATAGGCCCGCAGTTCCTCGGGGGTGAAGTCAGCCCGCCGCTTGCCCTTGAACGTGACGACCTCGTGCCCCTTCTCGCCTAGCCCGAAGAAGCCCGCCAGCTTGGCCAGGGATGCACCCGACTGCTCGCCCACCAGCGCCCGCCCCATTGACACCGTGTCCATGATCAGCCCCGGACGGATGCCGTACCGCCAAGACAAAATCGCCGCATCGAATGCGGCGTTGTGTGCGACAAGGATGTCGTCTGAGGTTACGTGTCTTCGTAGGAATTCTCCTACTTCAGAGTCGTCCCCCGTGAACCAGATCGGATCATCGTTGTCCCGTGCAATGCTAACCAAGATAACTTCGAAGCGTGGATCACGAATGTACTTCTCGGTGGTTAGCTTGGTTAGTGAGTAGTCTTGTGAGTAGTGTGTTTCTAGATCTAGTGTAATGACAGCCATTATGGGTCAACAGATCCGGCAGGTTTAGGTACGATCTCAGTGAAGTTGCCAGTAGACTGGCTGATCTCTACGAACGAAGTAGCTGCAGCGGCGGGCACACGACGGAAATAAACGTCACCCCCCGAGTTAGTCATTGTAATGTCTTGCCCTGTAATTGTCAACGCCCCAGCCGTAACAGATAGGGTAACGCTTCCAGCTACAGTTAGAGTAATACTCTGACCAGTGATAGTCAAAGCACCCGCCGTCACCGGCATGGTGCGTGACAATACGATGCTCTGGCCGTTCAGTGCCAATGCCCCGGACGTAACCGTCTGCGAGATGGCCATCCCGATGGACTGCCCGGTGATCGTCAGTGCGCCTGCGTCCAGTGCCACCGAGACCGACCCACCCGCTGTCAGGGTGATCGTCTGCCCGGTGATCGTCACCGCACCGGTTGTGACCGGCATGGTGTGGGCGAAGGTGATGTCTTGCCCGGTGATCGTCAGAGCACCCGCCGTTACCGACAGCGAGGTACCTTGCAGCAGGCTGATGGACTGACCCGTGAGGGTGACATCCCCGTTACCTACCACCACCGTGCGAGGCATGGTGATTGTCTGCCCTGCTACCGTCAGCGCGCCGTTCGTGACCGGCATCGTGCGGTTGAACGTGATCGCTTGGCCCGCCAGGGTCAGTGCCCCGTTCGTAGCCACCAGCGTGCGGTTGAACGTAATGCTCTGCCCGGTGATCGTCAGGGCACCCGCTGTTACAGTTAACGTAGTACTGGTACTAGCACTGTAATTACTAGCCGGGAGGAACACCAACTCAGGTTCGAACAGACACCATGTGTTCTTCGCAATGCGCGCTTGCTCCCGTACCGTCAGCCTGCGGTCCCAGTACGCCCCGTATACAACGTTGGCGCTAACACCACTACCGCCGTAACCTACCCCCACAGCGCCTATGCAGAACACGCCGTTGGCTTGGTTAGCTATCGTATCGGCATATACTTCTACCCCGTTGTAGTACATGTACACGGCACTTGGCACAACCGATACAGCCAGAACCGGAGAGTCGCTAGCCGCTAAAGTTTGCCCGCTAGGCTTCTCCGTAGTACCGTCGATGTAACCCCACTGTCCAGTTCCCAGTCCGGCAAGCATGATCCCACCGCCGGTCAGTCCCCCGTTCCGATTGCCCGCAACGCCATAGCCAGTACCCGTGCTGCCTACCTTGTTCAGCACAACCAGCATCGTTCCGGCTGTGGCCCACCCGGTGGTTGTTACTGACGACTGATCTCCTGACCCAGCGAACTGCCGCCCCACTCCCCTCGGTCCAGCATCGGTACCGGTTGCAGTGCCCGACCACACGGCTGGCTTGTTGGCGACGTAATCCCGCCCGTCCCATGCAATGAGGGACTTCAAGCCTTTCGTGATAGGGTCTGCCCAGTTGATGCGGATCATCGGGGTTGCCTAGTCCATACACGTCGGAAGGGGATTAGGATCTTGGTACCAGCACCACCGCCACTACTGGAGATAGAGTAGAACGAAGGTGTCCGCGAAGGTGCGAAGAGCTGCCACGGGTTAATTGAAAGGCTGTGGGCTAAAGCGTCGGGCAGCGCCGCCCAAAACAAATTATTGGTCGTCCACGCGCCCGTAACCGTTTCAGCACCACTGCTTTGGGACGCCCACGGTCCGATTCCACCTGTAGCGGTCATTCCGGACGTTGCGGCCGACGACCCCGAAGAGATAACCAGTACCCCGTTTATCCATGCCTTTAGCCCAGCGCTTTGTCGACAGACGACCACCAGATTTAGCGTCGTATCGCTAGGACGAGCAACGGACGATGTATGATCGGTGCCGTTCTGCCTCACCCATAGCCCTGATGAAGGGAATAAAATAAAAGTATTTCCCGTTGCAAACGAGCTACGCCAAATGCACGGATTGGACCCGGTATAAACCGGGTTATCTATCGATGCTACATATGTCCAATCGCTGCCGTTTGGGATTTCTATGTACGCATCACTGGTGCCATTCGCCCGCAGATAGTAAAACGCGCCAGTGTTCGCAAATGCAGGGCCGTTTTTTGAAACAGTTTTTGACCCGCCGGAGTACATTGTCCCGGCCATTGCAAGCGGCGGGTATGTCATGTCCTGCCGGGCCACACTGGTAATAATGTTCTGGCCGGGGAACGAAACAAGAGCAGGGGTATATTGACCTACCCAGTTTGCAAGAGGAATCCCACCCTGCGGCTGCCTAGTTCTTGTCTTACTTGTCCATATCATCCCACTACTAGTAGCAGCGGGTAGGGAGTAGAACTTAGGGGTCTGTTCGGGGGCGAAGAGTTGCCAGGGGTTTGCTGCGTACGCCTGTAGCTGAAAATCAGACAGCAGATTGTTCGACCATCCGATCAATGCGACTTTGCCGGTCCAGTTTGCGCCCGAGCCGCCGTAGCCGCCAACATACAAACCAGCGACTATCACATATTGCTTAGCATATCCTGCTATGGACTGCGCTGCGGAGCCGTTAATACTAACCCGCACACCGGATGCTTGATTGTCAGACAGCGCGACGCAATACCAAGTATTGAGAGCCGGTGAGGCAATTAAGGTGGGTGTTTGATAGTTTCCAACTGAGTCCCGCACCGTGTAAACCAGCGAAACTCCAGAGGCGTCATATTGGATGCGCGCCGGTGAATTTGCGCCCCCGGCATCATCGAGCGACATTACAACGCCAAACGCCGATGCGGTCGCCCCGGTCTTGAACAGGATTACAATTGATTTTCTATCGGTGGCTAACCCCTGCCCTGAGACCGCCATCGTGCTGGCGCCGTCGCACGCGTTCGCGATACCAAACCTATCAGTGGTGACCGACCAGCCAGACGGAATGGTCGGCGCGACATTGGCAAAATTCCGCCATCCGTTATGCGTCCCCCCGAGATAGGCTAGCGGCAAACCAGCCGCCGGTTTTATAGCTCCTTGCGGCTGCCTAGTCCTAGTCTTACTCGTCCATATCATGCCCATCGCAACACCTCGTCAGACATGACGATACCTGCCACTACGACGGCATGCAGTACGTGCACGGTAGTCCTTAAGCGCCCGGTGCCCAGGTCTTAGGCGTGAACTTCAGTACCCAGTTCGCAGCGATGGGCTGGTTGGTGCTGTTCTGCAGGTAGAACTCGCACTCTTTGGTGATCGGGATATCGGTCAGCGAGATGTACGATGACGTGGCCCCCGTGTAGGCAGGCACCGTGAATGCACCTACGAACGTATTGGAATACGGGCTGATCGTGGACGTGATCGGCACCGGCCCATCGTTCGTGCTGTCGATGTTGATATCCCGACGGAACAGTAGCACCGTGTTCGACGCCGACGACACCGAGGCGGTGGCCGAGTGGAACAGGGAGAAGTCCCCCATCGGGTAGTTGAAGTGGTTCGCGCTGGTCAGTGCGACCGATGCCGATGCCACACTGAACGACCCTGCCGGTACCGTGTTGGTATCCGACGCCGCAACGATCTGGGTACTGTACTGATAGATTACCTGATTAGCCATCTTGTTTCTCCGGGCTGTACTGGTCCCACTTGTATGAGTGGGTGCCGATATGGGTGACTATCTTGCTAGCATCGTGGTCAACGAATACCTTAAACCCCGCTGCCCGCAGTCGCTCGCAGAACGGATTATCTTCAGTGGTGTACTGCTTCTGCTCAGCCACGTACAACGGCATAAACCAAGGCTGCGGCATCTTCTTAAAGACTTCGGCATCGATCAGCGCCACACCGAACCCGGTGTAGTACGCCTCTTCCAGCCCCGTCGAATGCTCTGTCGTTACGATGGTGCCCTGCATGTCCGCCCGAACTGCGGTGAACGTGATGGGGAATCCACGCTTCGGGTAGTTGCACGCCACCATCGGTTGGTGCCGGGAGAACAGCAACTCCAGCACTGGCGGGTCGAATGCCATGTCATCATCAAGGAACAGGATGTGGGTAGCCCCCCATCCCAGCGCTTCCTCTACCAGCTTCTCGCGGTTCGCATGGATGACCGAGGTCTCTTGCACAAACAACGATAATTCAAACGACTTGATGGTAGGGGGGAAGCGCAGCGAGCCAACACGGGCAACAAGATTAGCCAGCGAATAGGTGAACCAAGTACGGCACATGCCGGATGTGGGGATGCAGATCCCCAGCTTGACTGTAGTAAGCAAGATGGGACCTTAAGTTAGACAGGGGTGTTGGCGCGGATGATGTCGGCGAGACTGACCGGACCTTCGAATCCCAGCACGCTGGGCACGCCTTGCGCCCCAGTGCCAGTGGCGAACATCTGCTCGATGCGGGTGGCTGCGCGCTTGGCTGCGTTGCGCAGGGGGGACAGGGTCGAGGTGCCAGTGAACGCATCGCCCACGGCTTGACGCACACTACCATCGTTCATGTTGATGGTCATGGTCATGCGGTTGGTCAGCCACTCCCAGATCCGCGCCTTACCTACGGTCAGCGCATCCACTTCCGTCCAGACAATGGCAGCGCGCATGCGCTCGGGAGTAAAGTCGGAGCGCCACACCACATACGGACCAGGGGCTTCCGTATTGTAGTAGTCCATGATAGACGCAACGTCTTGGTTGGCAAGGTGCGTAGCCAGTGCCGGATCAGCCAGCATGTTGGTACGTAGGGTCGCCACTTGGGCGTTGGTGAGGGTACCCATGTCTACTCCTAAACAGAACTAGCGACAGCGAACGCTGTCCAGACGGATGAGACAGCACTGTTCATAGTGCTATCACTAACTTTAGTCGGGTCTGCCGATGTGGCTACGTCCGACTGGTTGAGCACCGCTTCGCACCACAGAGAGATGTCAGCCTTACCCTGCAGCACCTGCTTAGCCATGGCCAGATCAACATCCGATGGCATTGCTGCCCCCGCCTTGGTCACAGCCAGACCGACAAGGTAGTACCGCACCCGGTTGTAGATCTCGGGGCGGTCCTTGAGCGCAGCAATCTGCAGTGCGGTCAGTGCCATGATTACGAGATGCGGAAGATACCGTTGGCACCCACATCAATGGTGAAGGTATTGCCTACCGTGATGGTCACCGTACTACCATAATCAAGGTAGCCTACTAACTCATCGTTGGTAGCAGTGTCATCGTAGAGCACAGCATACTGGAACGTAGCGATAGACCCGCCCGATGCTGTCCATGTCGGTCCGGAGGATGCAGTACCAAACTGCCAGATGCCCGTACCCGCACCAGTCTCGGCGTAGGTAGTAACCGGCTCCGCTGTACCACCCGTGGTATACCCGTTACCGTTCGCAATCTGCGTGATATTCGATAGCTGGGTATCGTTAGCCTGGGATGGAGTGTTAGCGGCTGGTACCAGCACCCACTTGAATACATCAGTGGCCTGCAGATTGATGAGCTTCTTACCTAGATGGTTAGCGAACTCATGAAAGAGGACAAAGGTAGCCATAGATTATTCTCCGACCGGTGCGAAAAAGGGACGCACAACTGTGTTGATGTATTGCTGGCAGGCGACTAGCTGCATGCGCCAGACCCCAGCGCGACGATAGTTTTCGCTGACCGTCTCGATCACTTCGCCGGGGGTAGTGCTGGCGAGTTCGGTTTCTTCGACGGCAGGGGGATCAGGTTGTCGGGCGGGAGCATCACGAACGGGGGCGGGGGCGGGATCCGGATCAGGCTTGGTGCCGGTGCCTGAGTCGTGGAGCACCCTGAACTCACCACCAATAGAAGGGCAATTAGGATCAATCTTAGTGACATAGACCTTGACCTTCTCCTGTTGCTTCTTCTCCGCCGCAGTCCGACGGGTTCGCTCGACTTCAATCTCTAGCGCCTGCATCTCTACCTTGCTCTGCAGGGATAGTTCTGTTTTGCGCGCTTCTTCTTTGGCTAGTGCTGTGGCCACTGCCTGTTTGTTCTCTGCGCTCTTGACACCCTTGACGTACATGTAGCCATGCGATACTGACAAGCCCACCACTACAGCAATGTAGGGCGCAGCTTTCCAAAGCAAGGCGACTGGGATCATGCTGGGTACACGTCTCGGTTCAGTTCAAAGTGCGGCCCGTCCCGGGTTGTCCATGACCCACCCCAGACTAGGTTGACACTCTCATCTTTGGCTGCTTGCAGCACGATCTTGGACAGAGCCTCGTACAACCGCCACTCCCAGCGGATGTCCTTCTCCGACTCTACCCATACAGCTAAGTCTACCGCGTGCCCTGTCAGGTGCCGGGAGTTCATCGTCCAGCTTGCGCCTGCCCGCACCAGTGCTGACTGACGGTCCTTGGTTCGCAGCCCCTCGATCACCGTGAAGCCGGGGATGGGCGTGCCTTCCCCCGTGGCAGCGTTGGCAGTGCGCACAACACGGACAAGATCCGGATGCACACCAACAAGATTTTTCTCAGACCGAACAGAAAGTTTGGCGCTCATCTCGCCATCGTACTCTGCCTGTCATTCATCGACAAGAGGGAGTATCAACGGTGGCCTTGCAGATAGCAAGTGAGGATTTTCCAGGAACACCTCCAGTCGAAGTAGCTCCACCTCGGTGCCATCGATCAGGAAGAACACACCACCATGGTTCTGAAAGTGCATAGCATTCTTGCGCTGCAGTGCGGTCATCTTCCCCTTGCCTGCCTTCGTCTCGATCTGGAACGGCACCGAGTCCACCACCCCCACGAAATCGGCAATGCCAGACGTGCCGTACATCCCGGCGTTAGGCTGGTACCAGTACACATCAGACAGGTCCAGTATCTTGCGTACCTTAACTTTGACTTTCGCCTCGGGGGTCATCACCACACTCCGTAACGTTCAGCTAAGTATTGGTCGCACTCACCGATCTCGACTAGGATTAATGGCTCGTCGCGGGTATTAAGCTGGACCATGAAGTGGAAGTAGGTACTACCTAACGCGCCCCCTTTATGTATATCTACGTTCATTAGGAGTACCTCGCTAACAAGAACACATTTATGGCTCTGATAATGTAGTAACTACCGTCCATGTAGTAGTCATGATGTAAGTCTTGAACAAGGACACTGAATCCAGGCCCGTCGTCTAAGCCATTATCAAACAGCTTCATATCACTACACCCCTATGTACCGACTATACAACCACCTGTCAGCGTCCGCCGTGTCGATCAGGTAGTAAGTGTCCACGCTCTTACGTGGAATAGGAGGCAGAATGATAATTGCGAACTCGTTGAGCATCCTCTGAAATTTGATGTGCATCACTACACCCCGTAGTCGTTACCCTCTTGGATAGCACGTAGTTCCTTTTCATACTCTCGCTCAGCGAGTTGCTTGTACGTGCTGTAGAACTCCTGTTGCCCCGATGTCCCGGGCTTGTAGTCAGATGGTTTCGATTCTGCCTGACCACCCTTAGCCTTAGCAATACGCGCCCCTTGCTTGGCGGTCATCACGAGAGAGTTGTGCCATCCACGGGAATGCAGGGTGAGGACTGGTTTAGTTGCCACAGATACTCCTGTTGAAAAGTCTTGCTCCTGTCATTGGAGCGTTGTACCATTTCCGAATGCAACCGCTTCCACCCCGCCCACACTGGGAGCGCGACAACGCGACTACAACCAAAGACCGTTTGGATGAACTCAGTCGCGCAATCGCAAGGATCGAGTTGCAACAGCAGAATACTTTAGTTTTGCTGAACCGGCTCATGACCCGGCTCGACACGCTCACTCGCCCTGCAGGCAATTTGAAACCCTAGGAGTTTACATGGCTACTGCCACCCCCCGTGCTGCCGCATCAACCTACAACACCGACATTCATAGCATCGTTCGTCGGTATAACCGCATCCTCGTCGAAGTCCTGAAGTCCCAGTCGTCCGGCATCAGCTACACCCTGCCGTTCGATGTCACCCGCCTGACCTCGTACGTCAATGCCATGCGGGCGTACCAAGAGTTTGTCGTTGCCCAGCCCCTGCTGGACTGCCCCGAGACTGGCCCCACCCTGATCGATCTGCCGGAGAACCCCGTCATGGCAGTGATCGAGAACGAATCGGCGGCGGATGTCATCAACCTGATCGAGATCGCACGGGACGAAGTGGCCAACTCGCAGTCGGCTCGCATGCCGACCAACCTGCTGGAGTTCGACTTCAAACGGCAGATGTCCTATCTCGAAAAGATCGTCAGCCTGCTGAACTACATCGGCACCGCTGAACCCCTCGACTTGCCCGAGTCCAGCCCGATGACCTCGGTGTCCGGTGCCGGTGCTCGTGGCGTTTAAGGAGTAACACATGGAAGCTACTGACCGCTTCACCTTGAAGGTGACCGCTGTTGTGATCAACGAGACTACTGGTAAGACTATCAGTACCACTCTCCAAGAGAACAACGACATGTCGTACCAAACTCTGGTGCAAGGACAAGAGATGCTGCTCAAGTACCCGGTCGGACTGGTTGACTGGGGCAAGATGCGCGCTGGCCTTAAGGACGCAGCCTAACCACTGTGTTCTACCTCGACCATCTATGGTTCTACAAAGCCTTGGGGTACTTGGCACAGTGGGTCGTCGCCCATGTACTACTCCCCCTTGGTTTTGTAGCAATCATAGTGGTCGGTCTGATCTGGGCAGGCAGTCATGAAAGTAAGAGACGCGCTGCGGATTCTGATCCAGTCAGACCTCGATGACCCCCTGTGCTTCTACGACAGGAGCCGGGGGCTCATCATTGAAGTCGGCGGCATTGTTCGACTTCCCGATCCCAAGACCACCTACTTCCCGGCTGATGCGATAGTCGGACGCGGCACTGCCACCGTGGTGTTCGAAGTCTGAGCGCGATGGATCTTCCCCTTTCGTCGCAGGTAATCCTGCACATGGGCGATAGCTTGGGCGCACTGCGTCTCGTCGAACTGTCCGATATGGCACTCGTCCCGGGGCATGTTCATCATCCCTCGCAGCCACTTGTACGCAGCCCAGCGGGGCATGTCTCCCCCTTGCCATAGCTTGTCGAATGCAGTGTGTGCAGCCATGCGGGCTGCGCGCAGCGGGCGGTTGGCCAGCGTCCCCAGCGGGGTCGTGGTGTTGGGGTGGCACCCCACGTGCGCATCGCACGGGGTACAGCGGTAGAGGTGCTTGGTCCACAACCGTGAGTGGGTAGGGTACATGTCCCTACCCACCACCAACTCCGCCTGACCTTTGCAGTATGGGCAGATGACTGGCTTCATTGTCAGGTCAGTTGCAGTTGATAGTGCAGTGCCCGCCGAAGCAGCACTCGGTGCACATCACCATGCGGCCACCTTGCATGATGGTATAGGTACGACAGGCAGCGTAAGCGGAAGCAGCGGCAGCGGCCAGCACAACGGCGATGATAAGTTTTTTCATGATGGTTCCTTGGTTAAGTAAGTAGTGAACATCAATTCTCTGCGATCATCCCATTACCTCTTCTCAGTCACGACTGTGTATATACCAATTGCGCCGAGAACAACCCCGGCCAACAGCATCAAGATGACCGGACCACCGATCATAACTGCTACGCCCCAGGCGAGCACGGTTAAAGCAGACATCTCGCACATCACTTGATCCTTATAATGTGTTGGCACCCGGCAGAGGTGCGGTCAATGGTGAAGGGAACCCAAGGCGTGTGGTCCCCGGCAGGGTACCGGTCCACCCAGCGTCGGCAGTTGTCCCGCTCAGGGCACCAGCGCTGAAGGGCATCGGCGCATCGTTCCTCATCGAAAGGGAGAGGGTTTGTTGCTAGCCTTTTTGCCACGCATGTACCTCCTATCCAAGTACTCCCTGCACGCAACTTGGGGATGAACCCACATTAAGAACTGTAGCGGGATGCCCGGCTTCCGAATGTAGAGTTGTAGGTAGTGAGCGATTACCATGAGAACAACCTGTACCTAGTTTCCAGATAGTCCCGTGCGGCAATGAAATTAGACGCCGCGCAGATGAAGACGCTGTGGCCCATAGCAGTGGGGCGGGTGAACAGCTTCATGTAGGGTTGGTAGATCATAGTAGGTCTGGACCCCAGTGTTTATACCGACCACGAAGATACATTCTAGCTTCTCCCATGGCAGTTGGGACAATTACCCATGTAGCCACTCCTACTCTCCACGATATCCGCACCCGAAAATACTGTATTAGTTTCATAGTTCGTACCTCACCCACATGAACGCCCGGATCGCCGGAGTATTATGTCCAGCCAGCGACCACATACCAGAAGCCTCTATCCAGAAGTGTGGGACTACGTGCATGTCAGCCCCTATCGTACTTGGCCCAGTACTGCGCCTTGTAACACACCTTGCACAGATACGCGTACCCCTTGCGTTTGCGGTCGGTCGCGGTCAGCTTCACCCCGCATCGCTCCCCTGCCGTGCCACGACACAGCACGTCGGGCTTACGGTGTGATCGGTACCGGTCGTCCTTGGTAGGATGCGACCACATGATGTGCGTTCTTTTCTCCAAGCTGTCGGCCAGTCTGTTGTGCACGATGAAGGCAACAGGGTTTGGCGTAAACGGATTGATGTTATTCACATGCCACTCCTAGGAAATTCAACGATTCGTAGTCCGTATCTGCGGCACAAGTATGTATCCCCCAGTTGGTCCCAACCTCCCGCTTGCGCGTACTCACGATAAGTTCCGATCATCCACGATACTTCCATCCAAGCGGTTGATATCACCATGGTGCGTGATCGGTAACGATATTGTATCGCTGGGACATAAGCACACGGTCGTGAAGCCCACCCCATGATTCACTGATGTAGACCGTGCGGCCACTCCACCGTACGGCGGATACTCCCCTAAGTGCGCTCATGCCACCACCAGTTGGTAACGCAGGGTGAGCCAGTCATCCACCACACGTCTAGTCCACGGGTACATTCCCACCCCGTACTTGGTGATGCTCACCGCATTGTTGAGAATGTAATACTTCATCCCCGCTCATCCTCGATGATGCACGCACCGATACGCACGATGGCACCAGCACCATACCGGCGCTCATGGATGAACTCCTCCGCCATCTTGTCGTTGGGCAGCACGCGCATGGGCTCGGGGGTAACCTTGAAATCCCTACCACGCTTGCCCTTAGACGCTCCGGTGTTGACGGCGTACGCCACCCCTTCGATATATTTTGCTCCCTCTTTGCGACGAAGGGGAAGGTCCATCTGGGCGGTGGTCCGGACGGGGGTGTGCGGAATCAGCGGCAGTTGTTCGGGGGCACGCTGGATGCGGGGGGTCTTCTTCTCACGTTCCATTTCCAGTTGCAGCTTCAACGTCGCGTTCTCCCGCTCCAGTTCGCGGATAGTATTCAGGAGGTACGACGGGGTCAGTGTAGCCATGGTAATACTCCTAGGTTGGTACTACTTGAGGTAACGGTAAATGAAAAACATGTCGATCTGATAGTCCCGATTGGTACTACAGATGGTGTTGAGATTGGTGACGTGGAACGTGGTGTCGGGGTCGTTCGCTAACCCCACCCAAAATACATCTTCGAGTTCGGGATTACATAGGATCATGCTACCCCCCATGCATCCGACGGTCGAAGTCTTTCCACATCTCGATGGTGGCACTGGCAGCGGCAGCTTCGTGCACATCCTTCATGACCTTCGCCATGGCCACGATCAACTGCTCGGTGTGTGCTTCGCGCTCCGTCATGGCAGCGGCGAACTGGCAGGCATCAACCGGCGCAACCGACGGCCTTGAGTACGACCAGCCCCAGGCAATGATCCGTTGGTAGGTGCAATGCACCGCCCATTCCTTGTCGGACATGCCGCGCAGGTAGGGCTTGAGTTCCCACAGCAGGGCGACCAGATCCTTGCGCTGAACGTAGGGGGCGGCGTGCTTGAACTTGGGGCTGGCTGGCATGTGCTTGGCCCTGCCGATCCACGCCTTCTTGTCCCGGTCGTAGGTAATGGATGCGATCTCCTGCCGCTCACGCGTGGCGATGAAAACCATCCTCGATGGTGTGACCCAGAGTTCTTCCCCTGCAATCGCAGCGCACACCACCCCCGGTGCATGGGTCATGGTGAACTGCTTGGCGATCTCGAACGGTTTGTGCACTCGCCCATGGATGGGGAGGTTAAACAGGTTGTACCGCTCCATCGTCCGGTAGTGGAAGATGTTGCGCTGTGCAAGCCCCCGGGTGAACATCGTGCCAGCTCCGTGGCTGACGGTCAGACTGCATGAACTGAGTTCCATTTCTGCCCCTTAAGTAATGTTGTACCTATCAATCAAGTATTGTTCAGCGTAAGACACCCCGAAGGTATCTTCTACTGCTGTTATCCATACCCCTTCCCCCGCTTTCCATGACGTGCAGACCCACCCCCTACTGCTGATGAACATACCTATATCTCCGCAGAAAACTAACCTCCCCTACCACGGACCCACTACCGGCAGGGGTGAAAGCAAACAGGTGGCAGGTGTTAATGGCTCCGAACCCTACGTACAGTATACCCGGGTTAAGATGCATAGCCGTACCTATCCACGAATAATCGCTCCCCCTTGACTACGTACAGGAACCCCCATACCTGATCCGCAGATGTCACGGAAGGGACACGGATGTCCACCACAAAGAAGTTACCAGCATCAAGCTCCATAGCCGTACCTCTTAGTGATGAATTCCGTCTCGCCGGATACTGTTGTCATGAATCCCAGCACCGTCTCGTAGTGCACGCTGCCGATCCTAGCATGCAGAATCCTAGAGCTAAGCCACATAACAGTACCTCCGGAATATGAAGAAATCACACCGTTGGGCCTTACTGTCTATGGCGTAGATGTAGTTGTGCCGCTGGTTCGGGTTGTGGATAGTACTCCCCAAGTAGACGTACAGAATCCTACCGTCAAGTTGCATAGCCATACCTCTGCGTTAGCCAGTCTTCCAGTGTTTGTGTGTAGTAGTACAGCCCCCATGCTTCGTGTGACCGGGGGCTTTTATGTGCATTCCTACCACGAGCGACTAGGAAAGAGGGGTCAAGATACAAGGCAGTACCTCCACACCAGACGGTACTCCCGGATGACCACGCGCTGTAGCCCCCACACTTCTTGCGCCCGGGAAATGCTGTCGGCACTGGGGCGCACCACTAGGTGTTCAGGTTCAAGGTACATTGAAGTACCTCTCCGACATTCTCAGTGCTGCCAGGACGTTGGGCGTACCGTGGATAGCCCAGTACTTCCCGGTGCTCATCCTGAATCGGAACGTTACGTTATACCAGCACATAGCCGTACCTTTCTAGCAAGAACATCCGCATCGTCTCCCCCTCTAGTTCAGGAGCCCACCGCAGATAGGTGCGCCGCCACTTCACCTTGATTGTGCTCCTATACAAGTACATAACCATACCTCTCCACGAACTTGTACTCGTTGAACAGGATCCTCCGCAATCCGCAGGTTGCCCACTCTCCCATACTCCAGCTAACTACCAGCGCATCCCATTCAAGATCCATAACCATACCTCTGCACCAGTGCGCTCTCGTTGGGGTGGATGCTATAGAGTCCGTTGATGCCATTGGAACTCTCAGCATCCCGGAGGTCTACTGATAGGAACAGCCGACTTAACATCATCGTAGCCCCCGGTGCCATGAACATGGTGGGTACGCTCACTCCAACCCGTAGTCAGCCATGAGTCCGGTGACCTTGGTATGGATGGTCTTGCGTGCATCCTCGGACACCCGCAGCACGTCGGTGCTGACACCCGCCAGTGCGTTCTCGATGTCACGACGGCACTGCTCCATCTTGGGGTCGCCGGTCACGTTGAACGAGGACATGAGCGTGCACAGTTCGTACATGTTCTCCAAGGTGGTGTCGTGCAGGCGGCGCTTCTTGCCATCCGCATCGGGCAGCATCTTCTCGGCCATATGCTTGAGCGCCTTGTGCACCCGATCCCACGCGTCGGCTATGGCGGTGTCCACCCTTGCTGCCATCATGCTTTCGTACTTGTCGGTGAGTTCGCGCTCCACCAAAGACAGCGTGCTGTTGAACGAGTCCAGGCGGAAGTCACCCGACTGCGGCAGCGGGGTGTAGCTGAACACCATGCCGAACCGATGCGCCACATCAGCCGGGTCCGGGTACTCGCTACGGTCGAACAAGCTACCCAGCTTGAAGGCTTGCACGCTGATGTTGGTGGCGTACTGGCTGACGAACTCCTTGACGGCGGCATCGAACGCTTGGGTCCGGGTGTCGGCCCAGTTCTTGAAGTCGAAGTAGCGCTCCGCTGCCAGCAGCCGATCACCGTTGTCGGACCAGGGTTGGGTGATGCGATGGAACTCCACCCGGGTGGCCGCAGCCACCGACTTGACCGTGTCGAGCGAGTCAACACCCGCCATCAGGTGCTTGTTGTAGTTGCCCGCACGGGTCTTGGTGGCGTGCTGCACGTCCACCTCCTGCGAGGTCTTGCGGTCCAGCTTTTGTGCAGTCCAGACGGACGTGTTCAGCGACACGAGAACAGCGGGCAACACGACTTTGGTATTCATGATCAATCCTTAAGTGCGCCGTAGCGCTTGATGAACAGATTATCGACGATGTAGGCGGGGGTAAAGATGAGACAGATAGCATCTCTATCGGCAAAGTAAAGTGTACAGCTTAACTTACCTAGTATAATCCTGCTCTCCTAATGTTGTAGCGGTGGACCCGCGCGAACTTGTTCATGGTCTCCGTACCTTCAATGCTAAACACCCAACGGCGACCCGTGTTTACTGTCAGATCTGACAGGTCAAGATACATTCTCCCTCCTGATGTTGTAGCGATTGTATCTCATCCACCTGATACAGAATAGTAGCGGCTGAACATCATGGTGCCGTGGACAGCACTGATCGGACCGCGCAGCCCCTCGATCCGACTGCGGTACTTGCTGTGGTCGAACAGGATGTCTAGATACACGATGCTAACTCTCATGCGCTGTACTCCAGTTCATACCGCTTAACCATCCACTGATATGCGCTGATGGTGATCCCTTGGGGGTGCCCCGTCAGCAGCTTGCCCCCAGGGAATTGGTCCGGCCACACGTGCAGACCGATCAACCGCACCTCACACCTGCACCGACCGACCGACGTTGAACACACGCTCCGGACCATCGACCACCCAGATGACACGGTGGTTCACGAAGTCCCAGTTGCCCTCGTCGCCGAAGCACCCATCAGTAAACACGATAGCGGCGAAGTACTTCAGTGCGTTGCCCAACACATAGGGACGGATGCAGCAAGGATCAGTGCCGCCACCCCCCTTGGGCTTGGTCGAATCGACCAGACCCTTGACCTCGGAGCGCGGGTACTGTTCGAACCCAGCTACCCTGCTATCCCAGTACAGCACGTCCACCTGCTGGATGGCGTAGCGCTCGACCATCTTCTGGATATGTGACTTGACCGTGGCCAGCACCTCGTTGCTGATCGAGCCCGACGTGTCGATGGCCAGCAGCAGGGGCGGCAGCACCTCGGTGCGACCGGACGGGAGATAGATGTTGTGCGCAGCGAAGCGGCGATTGGGTCGGGTCCACGTCTCATCGTGCCCACCATGGAACAGGCGCTGCACCCAGTTCTCCAGCAACTCCTCCCACGAGATCTTGGATTCACCCATGTTGATATGACGCAGCGCACCGCTGGCGTCCTTACCCGCCATCATCTTGCCGGTGCGGATGATCGACTCCAGTTCCTTGGCCTGCTCCTCGGTCATCTCCTCGCCGCTGTCGGGCATGTGATCGTCCATCGAGTCGGCACCCTCGACACCACCACTGCCACCCTTCTTGCCACGGGAGAACTTGATGTCGTCGAGCGTCTTGACCGGACGGCCACCCCATTCCTTGACCGTGGTACCACCGGGGATCTGCGCCTTCTTGTCGGCGAGGTCTTGGATCAGGCGGAAGATGCGATCAGTGGACCAGCCACGCAGCCGCTCATCCATCAGGGGTTGCACCGTCAGGGGCGGCAGCATGGGGGTGATGCCCTGCTGTGCCGCGTCGAGCGACATGTGCCCGTCGTACAGCATGAGGTTGACCACGAAGTCAGCCGCGATGTTGGCGCACTGCGGGTCCTTCTTGAAGATGTCTTTGTAGACAAAGGTATGTCGAAGGAGTTGATGCATCGTCTCGTGTCCGACCACCATGGTACGTGCAGCGTGATCCTCGGCGTCGATGAACCCACGACCGTAGTACTTGTTGACCCCGTCCGTCGCCGCAGTGGGCATGACCTTGGGATCGTCAACGATCTCCGACTTGCCGAACAACACCACACCCGCCACGCCACGGAAGGCAGGGTGCGACATGAACGACACGTTGGCTTTTTGGATAGCCTGTTCAGCTTTCATTTGATACTCCTGAAGTTAACATCCAAGCGATGCCAACAGGATGTTGGCATCATTGACTAACATCCGACGTCGGATGTTAGGCGAAAGGCGGATGTTAGAAGTGACGCGCAAGTTTATATCTATCACGAAACAAGTTGTGCCCGACGTATTGAAGTGCATCGACAACACACATTGGCGATACGATTGCGCCCCAGTTGTCAAGCCGCATATGTAGGGTCCTCACGAACTCCATAGCGTTTATACAGCAGGAACCCAGCGTGCCGGAACTTGAGTACAGCCACACACTTAGGCCACTTACTTCCAGCATACCAGTATGCTTCCCATCCATCAAGTTCCAAGGTTCACCTGTATGTGGTTGTACCGCGCAGTCAAGTACCACCGGACGGTAGCAGCGGCTCGGGGTACAACGTGCACGTACCGTTCGGAATCTACCCACGTCCCCCAGACGTGGAGTGTCATCACGTTAGGCCCCCTCATAGTCCGTACCTCCGTTCGAACAGATCCATGACATGCCTGTAGTCGTACTTCGCAGACAGCGGGGGTTGCATGAAGGTCACAACTCTGCTTCCCACATGCACCCCGTACCGGTACTGCCGGATTACAACATGTGGCCGTTGTCCAGCGCCCATGCCATGCCGTCCTTGGTGTTGCTCAGAGCACGCTTGCCGTTGATCGGCTCACCCTTGGCGTCGGCACCCACCTGCTTGCGGGCCGTGAACATCTTGATGAACACCGCCTGCCACTCACCGTCGAGCCGCTTCATGTAGTCGATGATGGGGCTGATGGTCTTGTCGGTGCCCGTCGTCGCCAGGGAGAACGTGATCATGCTGCACGCCACCGTGCTACCGGGCAGGGGTGCCCGCTTGGGGTCGGCGATGATGGCGGCACGGTCGGGCAGCTTGAGCGCCAGTTCGTAGTTCGTCATCAGGTCGGCAGCGGCAGACCGCCCGATCAGTCCAGCCAGCGCCGTGCGGGTCAGCATGGGGGAGAAGTGCGCCCGGTCAGCAGCGTGCAGCACGTGGCTGGCAGCAGTCAGCGAACGGGGGGTGACCACCGCTTCCATGTCGGAGCGATCAGGATGGTAGATGTAGGGGTTGCCATTGCCCTTGCCATCCGACACCGTCTCGCCGTCGAGGTACGAAGCGAACGCCTGCGGGGTGTCCTTGACCCAGCGCGGGATGGCGGGGTGGATGCCGTTGTGGATGGCGTAGTCGTCGATCCACTCATCACCGCTCGGCTTGCGCACAACAACGTAGCACACACGGTTGCGCTCGTGCCCCTTCATCGCATCACCCAACCCGTTGTCGATCAGGTTGCCGGTCAGCGTGACCAAGCTACCCTGCGGCAACTTGAGGCCAAACAACTCACGGTCGTAAATCAGCGGGAGCAGGGCGTTCTTCACCTCCTGCCCAGCCTTGGTGTACTCATCCACGAACATGTGGATCGGGCGCTTCTGATGCAGACCCAGGTGCTTGTTGACCGCCCAGGTCGACAGCTTCTCGAACACCCCCGGCTCGGTCTCCACGTCGATGAAGGACGGCAGGGCCAGATCACCCACCGACAGATTGGCAGCGTCCACCCGCATGTTGATGTACCGGTCCGCCTTCGGCAGATCCTCGTTGATCCACCCCAACAGGGCGGTTTTGCCAATCCCCATTTCACCACCCAACATGATGGCAACCTGATGCCCGACCGCGAGGATCAGTTGCTTGGCTTCACGCAGGGAAATGGTGGACACGGGAGCGACATCTTTCTTGGCCATGGTATTACCTTTCAGATTGTAAGTAGTTTGCTACGTGACAAGTGGTACCTGTCCATCAGGTACTCATCTTTAAAGAAGTACTTCTGCGTAAACCTGAATTGGTACGCAGGGTTCATGCCAAGTCCAGTAGTTATTGTCTGATAGAGATTCCCCCTAAAGATAAAGACGACGAAGTTCATTGGAATCCATACCTCTTGGATAAGGTGTCTTCGATCTTGCGCCACCCGGGAGCGTAGCTACCCACTACGAACAGCCACGCCATAGGATCGTCCGAGTACATCCCCTTTATTGATACGTCTCTGATGTCGAAGATCATGGCAGGTACCGCTTCACCAACCACACCTCGGCTCGGTTGACCCCGTGGCACGCAAGCGCAAACTTCCAGGATTTCCATCCGGCATAGTCATCCCCCCGGTCGGACGAATTGCCGACGTACTCAGCGCAGAACGACATGTCATCTTCATCGAAGTACATAGCGGTGCCGGTAGAAGAAGTCTAGTCTGGATCGTGTGAACATGAATATCCAGTTCGGTGCCGTATCACCCCCTGCGTCGACTGACCCATCCATCTTATCGAAGTACATCCCCTTCTCCTGGCTAACCTCCACCGTCGGAGGTTAGCCGTTGTTACATCACTTGTCGGGGTAGGCAGGCTTGGTGAAGGGGACCACCACCCGCTCGGACTCGGGGATCTGGTCAGCATTGTTGATGCCATCCCACTTGAGCACGGGCGAAGTGAGGTCCTTGATCTCGACACCAGTGAAGTTGAACAAGACACAGGGGTTGCTGGCCCGGTGCATCTTGAACATGTTGAACGCCTTCTCGAACGAGTCACGGTCGGTGGCCGGTCCGAAGTTGTACGTTTCCTTGACCACTTCCTCGGGGTTGTCGAACTTCTGGATCTTGCGGTCGAGGATGTCCATCATGACACCCCCATGCAGCACGGTGATGACCACCGTCGTGTCCGCATCCTGCGAATCCTCCATCGCCTGCATGAACGGGCGCTGGTAGGTGTTGGAGTCATTGGCGTCGGTGCCGTAGACACGGAAGGGGTGGTGTTCGAAGCGAATGCCGGCCATGGTATTGATCCTTGAGTCTGAGAGGGTTAGGTTTGAGTACCCTCGGATTGAAATAAGTTGGGGTTGCTCCCCGATGAACAACGTAAAACGAGTCTCGTCGAAGTAAGCAGTTCCTTTCGTCTGGTATGTGTTGCCGTCTAGTGTACCACACTGCGTGATGTAGTGTGGAGTGGGTGTGTTAGTCGAAGTCTCTATGGATGTACTTGTATCTCCCATGAATGAATCTCCTGAAATCTATGTTTGCATTCGAGTCGATAGGGCCGAGCCGCAGATTGATCTGTTTATCACCATCTATCGATATCCATGCCCCGGATGGAAGTGACAGTCTCATTTGAAGTACCTCGCGTTGAACCACCTCGCCGTTGTCGGGGTGTACCCATTATAAGGAAACACCCGACACTCAAAGCCTATAGCGTACAAGTTGATCTTGTTGACGCTCAGGTTCATGGCATGTACCTCGCATGAATGTACGGTAGCAGACCAGCTTGACGCCCCAGATCCAGCTTGTGAAACATATCCACCGTATACCATGTCACTTTCGGGTGTGGCCAAGTCAAGTTGACCCACCGTGTACTTAGCTTCATAGCTCATACCTCCGCACGAAGAAGTTAATGGCGGCACTGCGCTGCAAATAGTAGGGCGAGCCGAAGAACTTGATGAACACCACGATATGCGGATGCACCCGCCACACCACCCGCCCTGACCCCATGCCAAGTGTCACCACGCCTCCCCCTCCCTAGGCCACCCGTACCCCTCGAAGATGGCGTATCGACGAAGGAACGCCCGCGTCTCTATCGGTGCTACCAACATCCACGTTGTGCGGTAGTTGTTGATGGAGAACCCAAGACAGACCGGTCCGTTGAAGTACATCACAGCCCTGCCTTGGCCACCCTGCCCATGAACTCGGCCAGACCCTTGGCGGAAATGGTGCCGTCGAAGTACTTGTGCGCCGACTTGAACCGCTTGCGCAGGGCCATGCCAGCACACTTGCCATCCACCCGCCGGGGTTGACGGACGCACAACATGCCCGCATCGACCTCCACTTGGAAGCCGTTATCTTTGAAGTACCGCGCCGCCTTCAGGGCATGGGCAGGGCGCACGTCGAGGTGGATGGTGCCGATCAACGCTGTCGCACCATAAATATTAACTGCCAGCATCATGAATCTCCAAAGTAGATCTTGCGATCTGTTGAAATGTTGTACCGTAAATGAAAGAACTGTTCGTTCTTGTGGTTTGGGTCCAGTGTAACGTACATCGCTGTGTATGGCATCCACACACCCAAGTACCACGGTCCGAGTATCCGCATGATTAGTACGCTCCGGGGTCGGACGGGAATCCGTAGCGAAGTATGATCCGCTCGTCGATGATACTCTTGTGCATTAGGTTGATGTGTTTTGCTGGCTCTCCTTTGCGTAGTAGTACAAGTATTACGTAGTACGGCCCAGTGATTATCATTTGAAGTACCTCTCCCGGACGAAGGCAAGGAACTGCGTCTTGTCTCGGGCCATTAGGTTCTTATACCAATGCATCCGGATGATGGTGTACTGCGGGAACCTGTTCCACGAGTGCTGGTTGAACCCCTCGTGAGAGTAGACGATGGTACCTCTTAGGTTCATGGGAAGTACCTCCTAGCTAACCACTTGTCCGAGAAACTGGTACAGGTCATGAGGGTGTAGCCGTCAGGGTGGTACCCAAGCGCCAGCAATCCTATGCTCAGGTTCATAGCGCGTACCTCCACCGCAGCCAATTGTCGAGCCGAGTGGAGCGGATCATGCACGGCCAGTGGGTTTCGTCATGTATCTGAACTCGCATCCACAGTGTGTCTAGTTCCATGGGGCTAACCTCCACCGTCGGATGTTAGGTTGAAAGATTGTATCGCTTGGCCCACATTCTCTGATCCACCACATTATCTGTGATGACAGCAAAGCATTGCCAGCGACTGTTGAAGTACAGCCCGAAGTATTGGCGGGGGCTATCTGCTATGGTCATCCGGTGTTGACTCCTATCTCAGCACGTCATACAGGTTGATGTGGTACCTCCAGAAAAACGCCGTCGTTTTACCTGAAAAAGTACCCCGGTTCATGGGCTTGATTATCCAGATCGTTTGTATCGAATGATCCGATCCTCGGGTGTCTGGGTTGACCCCGAAGAACACGGTGCCTTTGATCAGCACGTTACCTCCACAGTTTGTAGCGGTTGAAGAACGCCTCTCGGTCGTCGGTCATGCAGTTGACGGACAGCGCCATGACTTCGAACTCATCCGGGCCGACCAGCACTAGGTAATACTCCATCTTGAACCACATGTCACCACCCTGCTAGGTTGTAGCGTTGAAAGAACATCCGCCGATCAGACGTGTCGCCGAACCGATGCGTGGCAGCGAGGTACCGTCTAGGGCCGGGGCCTACACCCAAGACCACTGTGAAGTACGATCCTTCGTAGAACCCCACGTTACCCTCCTATGTGGTAGCGCTTGGCCCACTTGTGGCTGTCAGCCGCGCAGTTGTACATAGCGCAGAGATACTGACCGTACACTATCCGCACGCCGAAGTAACTGAATTCGCCGGGGATCATGATCTTCATGTCTTTCTCCAGTCGTCAAGATACATGCACACTAGTACGTACTAATGCACATGAGAGTGACGACCAAATCACTCTATATGTAGGACCTAGGGGAACACGGGCATTATCTGGACTATCCCTGCCCTCGCTCGGGATGTCGGTGCCTGACTTTGTTAACGCTGTGCCTTGCCTCGGTTCGCATCCACGCTATGGGAGGGTCATCGAGGTTCGGCACGCATGTGGAGTACATGCATACGTCGTGCGTCCTAGGTCGCAGGGGATCTCAGAGGTTCGTACTACTTGTCGCCGGTATTGGCCCACCACAGGGGCCGTTGGCACGGTCATGTTGTAACTTTGGGGCGTCCGTCTCGCACCGGAGTGGAGTGGGGGACTACCTACCGTGCCGCCAGATTCGTTCGCGGGACGTGAGCATCTTGCCTGCACCAGCAGCGATTGTCTTGGCCGCTGGCATTTGCGATCAGGTTGTGAAAGAGGGGCCTTACTGCTTACTTAACATCCGACGGTGGATGTTAGCCCGGTGCTGCTGCGACTGGATGCTATATCCAGCCACAGTACACATTATACCCTAGTCAAGCCCCCTTGTCAACCCCCCTATCTATACTTCCTTGAGTGTGGAAGTTCATACTAGACCGTACTTCTCCGTGACTCTCCAATAGCCATCGCAGTTGATGATCATGACTACCTTAACTTGGTACGGAGCCACTCTAAACTGCACGCCGTGGGTATACATGTACATGCTTGGCCCCCCATTGTAAGAACTGATACCTGCTGACCGCGAGGTCAGCCACGTCAACGGTGAATTGCATCATGGACACCCGCACACCGGGCATCGTGAGGAAGCAAGAGTATAGAGTCATTTATCCCATCCCGCTGGTAGGTATGCGTACCGCGTCGGTGCTTCCACCCCATCCTTCTGACTTAGCATTATGTAGGTAACAGGGTACGGGTGTGGGTAGTTCGGCACTACTATCCCATCGATCACAAGTCCTAGTCCGTACAGTCTCATAGCATCGCCCCATGTGGGAGAAACCCGTACCTAACCAGCGGTGCGGGCACCTTCTGAGTCACCAATCTGATGCATGGGATAGCGTAGGAAAGCTCGTTCGTCCTGCATAACGTTATACCATTAGAATACACGTCAATCATCGCTTGCCCCCGCGTACTTGTACCGATTCGCACCGAACCTCGGCACGTTTGCATTGAGCGTGAACTCGATGATGTAGAACGGGGTGTAGTTAATCAGGTAGTCAAGGTGCAGACTCATCAGAACCTCACGTATCTAGTCAGCACAGTGCACGACTCGGGGAACCTAGGGTTGAAGTACATAGTAAACATGGAGTACCTCCAGTAGTTACCCCACTTTTCGAGGACCACGCCCCTTGGATATACGTTCATTGCCTTGTCTCCGCGTACTTGTACCGCTCATGCATGTCCATGGTAGGTTGTCCAGTGAACATCAGGACTTTGCCATTGTAGATTTTGCCGTCCATGAGCATCAATATCGCACCGAAACGGTAGACGTTAATCATCACTCACCTCTGTCTCCGCCAACAGCCCCCGCACCGGCCCGATCAGTGCCCGCACCCGCCGATGGTGCTGCTCCAGCTTAGACTCTCGCACGTTGTCCGGGATGCCCAGCGGGTCGATGCCGTCCAGCTTAGGCGCAAGATAGTTTTCTTCGAGGTCAGGTGCATGAGGCAGTAGTAGTGACGTTGTCCGCTCCAGCGCAGCT